AGTTGCTTGAGACGTTCTGTAGCACCTGTAAGAGGTACTACGTTTTCCTTGAGGCGGTAGTCTGATGAGGTGGCGTAGGTTGTTGCAGAGCCATTCGTGGAAATTATACCGACAGTACCATTGCCATTAACAAAAACCACTCTATGTCTAAACGCGGTGTCTGCACCACCTGATACAACTATAGATGGATGAGTAGTATTAGTAAATGCAATCCCAGAAGCGGATGATGACGGAGTTTGATGCCACAATAAGTCTCCGCTTGAGTCTATGCGCATGCGTTCTGCGCCGTTAGTTAATAGTTTAATGTCAGAGCCGTTTAACTGTAATGCTTTATAAGCAGAGTTAGCAGCGTTTACAGCGCCAATAAAAGGGTCTGAGCCTACTGTTGTGAATAAGAGTCTCTGGTCACTACCCGTTAAAACATCTAATTTAGCGCCTAGATTAGTAATACCAATACCTACACGGCCTGATGAGTCTATGCGCATGCGTTCACCAAAAGAGCCGCCGCTTACTGTCTGAAAAGTCAAACCTCCATCAGATGCGCTAGTATTATTTGTTGTAATTCTTCCAAATTGAAAGCCGTTTGTCCTGACGTTGATTACACCGTTTACGTCAAGAGCAGTACTTGGGTCGCTAACACCAATACCGACATTCCCGCCATTCGTATTGAGTGTTGTGTTTGTACCCTGCGTATTTATTATCATCGTCGAGGAATCAGAGTAAATGTTACCTCTGACTACGCCACCTGTTTTGAAGTCAACAAACCCGCTGAATACGCCGTTAGTAGCAGTCACAGTACCCGTTACGTCGATGCCTGCATTAGATACTGAAAATTTTTCAGCGGCAGAACCATTAAACACAATTAAACTCTTAGTAGAGTCTGCGCCTAAATAGCCTCTTACTGTGCTTGCTTGTTGTAGTTCTATAAGAGCAGTAGCGCCTCCAGTTCTATCAACACTAAGAGTGGTACCACTATGAGTTAGTGTTGTAGCACCATCAACAGTCAAACCATCAGCAGTCACAGTACCCGTAACGTTAATGCCTGATGAGGTAAGCGATGTAACCGTCAACGCGCTTACTGTGTTGCCAGTCAGCGCAGCGTTTAGGCTTGTGTCTGAGACGTTGTTGAGATCCGCCCGCGCAAGCTCGAACCCACCCGCCGTGGAGCCGTCGTTGACATGGACGGAATCGTTGGTCGTGTTTACAACGATCTCGCCTTCGGCCCCCGTGAATGCGGCTACTTGCGTGGAAGTTCCGCGTCTAATCTGTAATTGTGTAGCCATCTTATGCCTCTGGTGGTTCTGGGAACGTCACGTCTTCCAATGACGCTGCATCCGCAAATGTTTGTGGTAGTTCTCTGAGTGCCTGACGATAGGTCGCCCACTCCCCCTTCTTTTCGTCAGAGAGAGGAGAGTCCGGCATCTGCGTCCAATCGCTTGTCTGCAATCGGTAGTCCCGCGTTAGCCTGATGTTTTCCAGTATCTCATCGCTATCGGTTATCTGGACAATCATGTCATCGCTCATCGCTTTGTCTCCAAAACATAGAGGAACGCATCAAGATAATTCTGGAACTCATCGTTCAACCCAGCCTCCAGCGTATAGGTGACCGATCCGCTAGACGCGCCAGTGTCAATGAATCCAATCGGCACACTAATCCCTTCAGGGGATGGTCTGACAGCAAACGTCGCAGAGGTGAATAGCACCGTAGAGCCACGCTTTATTCTAAACTGACACAGGCACTGGTCGTTATGACTTCTGACCATAAACTTGCCGCCAATCTGCGCCGTTGCGCCCGTTCCGGTGTATGTCACTGAGGCTATCGAATTAAAGATTCGAGTGCTGCTGTTTCCTGAGAACGTCTGAGTGCCGGTGTTCAGGTCTTGTGCGATCTGTGTGACAGCGTTACCGGCTAGCTGTGTCGTGTTCACCCCGCCCGACTTGATGATTAGATTGCCCAGCGAATCCGTGTCCATCGTGACGTTGTCGATGCTTAATCGGCTTGCACTAAGAGTGCCGGTTGAAATGTTATTAGCATTCAGGTTCGAGATCGTCACCTGAGAGGCGTTGATTGACCCTGCAGTGACCGTTCCCAAGTTTGCACTGATAGCCGCCAGATTCGACACGTTGAGCTTTGATGCCTCAATGGTCGATGCCGCGATCTTCCCGCCCGTGATCGCGTTCGCCTGAATGTTCTGTGACTGGATGAACTCGAATGTACCAATCGCAGCGACTACCGCCGCCGTCGTAATGGATGAGCTTTGAATCGCACCGATTACCGCAGAATCAGCGAATATCTCAGACGTGTTCAGTTGGGCTGTGGTAATCGTGTTGGCTGCGATCTCCGATGCCGTCACCGCGTTAGCTGCGATGGCATTTGCCGTCACGGAGTCTGCCGCCAGCTTGACTGTCGTTATGGCTCCGCTCGCAATCTTATCCGCAACTACGGCTCCGGCCTGAATGGATGCTGTCGAAATCTGACCCGCCGTGAGGCTAGATGCTTGTACTTGCCCGAATACCTGCGTGGCAAGGTTCACTTGGTCATCAAGGTCTGATGCTGAGATGGCAGAAGTCCACGACGTTCCGCTGTACCTGTAGAGCTTGTTGTCGGTGGTCAACATAACCACTCGCCCAGTAGTCAGGTTGCTAGTCGGTAAAGTACCCACCCTCTCGATTGGTCGAACCGTGTCGCTAAATAGGTTCTCGCCCAATGTGCCAGACAGGTCGGTCGTGTTCACTAAGGTCGTAAACTCAGGCACCGATGAGTTGTAGCGGTAGAGCTTCTTATCACTCGTCAAAAAGACAATGCTCGGCCCTGTGTACCCAGTGGGAGAGGGCAGGCTTGTTACCGCAGAGATTGGCTCCACACCACTAGCAAACGAGGCGGCAGTAATAGAACCCGGGTCAACAGATGACGCTGTAAACAGGTCTGTAGTCCACGCAGAGCCGTTCCAAACGTGCAGGGTGCTTGTGGTAGTCAGGAACTTAATCTGCCCCACATGCGCCCCTGTAACGCCTGAGAGCGTACTAACAGGCTCAATACCAAACGCATCACCTGCGGAGAACTGGTCTAGCACTGATTGAGCTAGGTCATCGAGCACCACCTTCTGAGTTGTAGCACTGAAAGACGCACTAAAACCAGAGAGGTTGCCAGAGCGGTCAGCACTTCTCAGAAAGTAGTAGCGAGTGACGTTATTGCCCAGCCCTGTCACTGTATGCTGATCCGACTTGGTGCGAACAATCAGGCTTGAGGTAGCAAGGTTGTCAACCGTGTTCTCGAATATCTCGACGTAAGCTAAGTCGGAATCTGACGGCAGTTCGTAGTCGAGTTTTATCTGTTGGATGCCACCAGTCGCCACAATGCTGCCGGGGATAGCTGGCGCAGTCTGGTCGCCCTGCAAGACAATCGACGCAGTGATGAAGCCAGATATTCTGCCGGTTACTGTGACCGCCCTCACCCTGAAGGTGTGTTCTTCTAGCTCTTTCTGCCCTGCGATTGTTGTGCTGGTGCCGTACACGAGAACAGATGAGAACTCAGCGCCCGGATCAGTGACAGCCTCATTAACGCCACCGTAGTTCAGTTCGAGAGTAGTAGCGTCTGCGACAGAGCCGTAGTCAATCGTCGCAGTGTAAGAGTCTGTGATCTGCCCATAGTCAATCTGGCTTGCAGATGTTCGCTTGAACTCCACTTCGTAGGCGTTGACATATGTATTCGCTACAGGCGCAGTCCAAGAAACACGGACAGCAGGCAGAACCGCGCCATCATTACCTAGAACCGTTGTCTCTGTGAGTGTGAGATTACTGGGTGCTTCCTGCGCTGGGGTATCGTCAACGATGTCTGAATAGTCAGGATTGTTAGGCCCAACGGTTTGAACGATGTTTGACGTGTCTGAGTCTGGGTTTCGGTCTGATACCACAAAGGGACTGCTGCTGTTCTTATCGCCTGCGTAAGCTAACGCCCTCACCCAATAGTAACGAGTGTTACCGACCGCAACAGGGTCTATCGGGTTCGCACCATCGTGGAAAAACTGAGTGCCTCTGGTCTCACCGATTAGCTGTGCATTCGACCAAGACGAGTCTGCCGATGCGTATATAGCTATAGTCTCAAACAGCTTGGGGTTGCTGGGATTCGTCCAGTTCAACTCAATGTGCTTGAGTCCAGCCGTCGCCGATAAGTTCTGTGGGTCAGGTACGCCACGGAATCCCTGAGTGATGACACCTGATGCCGAGATAGTGCTGTACTCTCCCGCCGTGGGGTCTGCATACGAACCGGAGTCATCTTCTAAGAGATTGAGGTTTACCACACCGTCTTGAGTGTCTGAGAATGACCACCCAGCGCAACGGAACACCTTGTTGCTATAGTTCAGTTCCTCGATGGTGACTTGCACCCTATCTCCCACGTCCACACGAAGCCCTGTGAGGTTAGCTGGGAACGTGATGACCTTCTGCTGGTCGGATAGCTGAATCTGCTTGTGAGCGATTCTCTGGGCCATGAAGCTACTGTTTGTAAACGGTAACTGGATGTCCCTTGTTAAAACCTCTCCATTATCTCGGTTAACTGCCGTTGTAAGCTGTACCTCTGGAGCCTCGACGCTTTTGTGTCTTTGGGAGGGGTCAATAAATATCGGGCGCACTGTGTTAAAACGGTCACCGCGCTCCACCGATGTCTTAACCGTGACCGCTCCTGCAAGGTCGTCTTCATCAAGGCTCTCTGTGGGGGCTTCATAGATTCCCGCCCGAATCGTGTATATACCATTCGAATATACCAAGCTGCCGTTCATCGCAGACAGCAGCTTGTTGATATTCGTCCTGTGTGCGTCACCAGCGAACAGCACACCGTTGGCGGTGAATCGCTTTTCTGTTCCGCTGTTAGGAACAGTGACTGTCACGTCACAAGCGTCTGCCGCCGTTACCACTGCCGCCCAATCAATCTTACTTGTAGGGATGCTCAACCCGAATCTGGTGTCTGTTAAATAGTTGGCAACACACAGAGCGGGGTTATCAGTCCATTGTTGATAGACCCCCAAGGTAGGGTTGTCGCCTGCCGTATTCCCCGCTGCAACGTCTAGCCGTGGGTCATAGATGTCCTTTTTACCCTTAACCAGCGCCTTGATGTTGTTTGGCTTGAGTCTGTCCCACACCTCTTGGGATGAGTCGGTCAGCTTCCATTGCGTGACCACATAAGAGATACCCCTGGCCCTATGGGATGACGTCCAGTCGTTAAACGTGGGAGTGAGTAGTGAGCTAGATGTTTGAGTGCTTGAGCCGGTCTTGCGCTCAATCAGGCAGATATATTCTGAGGGCGCTTCTGATGTAGGCCCAAACTCTCCCGCTGTTACCTGTGCCGATTGATTGATCTGTGCATCGGTTATCACCTCATTGTCGAAGTGAATATCCGTGATGTCATCGACCTCATGCCCAGTCAGGGCGATGGCGTGATAGAGAGTATTGTTATCTGTGCCTGCAACACCGACGAAGAATATCGGGCCAGAGACTAGCGCCTCACCATAGACGACCTTCTGTGGCTCAATCGTTCCTCGGACGGTATGCTGTCGTGACCGATCTGTGTCTACCTGAGGTATGGAGATGTCGGGCATCAAGCCCTTCATTGCTGCATTTAACGCAACACCCGCCGCTACAACAGTTGCCGCACCGATTGCGGCAGCGACCGCTGTTGAGCCAAAGGCGGCAGCGGCTACAGTCGTTGCACCCACAGACGCTGCTGCACCAGCTACAGCAGTACCAACCTTGATTAAAAATGGTACTACCTGTGGCATTTAGACGCTCCATCCGGCTAGTAAATAGCGGTCTGGTATCCGCACCATCCCCTTTTCCGTCAAGCACACAATCTTATCTGACAGCTTGATTCCGCAAACCTGACCGGCTATAGGGATATCTACCACACAAGGATCACCGTCTTTCAATTCAGAACTCGCCTTGCCTAACACGCTGGCAATGAAGTCCACCAACTCTCCCTTCCGTCCGACGATAAGCTCAGCCTCAGCCTCACTGGCGTACTCAAACTGCGAGGAATAATCCCTGCCGGTCAGTTCTTTAACCACAAAGGCAGTAAATTGGCAGCAGTCTGCGTCGCCATAATTGAACTGACGGCGTTGCCACTTATTGAGTGCGGAATGGACTCTCATCACGCTATCTCGTCTCCAATGTAAAGGTCATCCCTTGGATTAGCTCGACTGCCGCCACCGGCAACTGCGTCTGACGTTGCATCGCCCCACCGAATCTTTGCGCCTTCAATGTCAGCCATGAACTCAAACGCAACATCACCTGAGAAGTCACTTTGCAATTGCGTGTCCGTGTATTTGAGATTCGATGCCCTGTCGAACCGAGCAAGCTCTGACTCCGCCGTCAGAGAAATAACATCCCCACCACTAGCGCCCACGGAGACATTCATCTGATCCATCGCGCCCTCAAACACGATAGTGGGGTCAGCGAGCAACGCATCGTCTGCGTCCAACACACCCAGATAAACCTTTACAGGGTGCATGTAGTAGTCTTCGGTCAGCGCGGCACCTGAGATGGTTGCGTCCAACCCAGAGAGCGAGAGCGTTATTTTGTAAGGGCTAACGTCTGCGCCTTCTTCAATCTGGCTGATTTCCCCCAGATCACCCACGCCCAGCCAGTCCTGCCCACCCCATGTATAAGTACCGATGGAGTTGTGCAGGTAAATCGTACCAGATGGAAACTGCAACTCGGCAAACGTGACCAGTGCAACGTGTTGAGATGCCAAAGCAGTCAGGACATTAGAGGGAAAGCCACGGCTCATGCTAGAACGTCCTCGACCGCCTCAATGTTGAAGCTGGATGTTATGTCTGTCTGCGTGTCCCAAGATGCAGGGCCAGCGAGCATGAATACACCAGTCACGGGGCTGGTATAAGTAATAATCGTGTCGTCTGCTGGAATTTTGCGTATTGGAGGTGCAATTGACAAGGTAACATTGCCAGAACCGTCAGAGTTTGCATCGGCGACCACCATGTGAAGTTCGTTATTAAACGAGATGTAGTCACCGGCTCTGAGATAGTTATTCACGCTCGCAGTGGCACCATCACAAACCAAGCTGGTACCCGATTGAGTACCACCGTTGACCGTTAAGTTGCCGCCACCCGCGCCTCTTCGAGTGAATGAATGGTCATGCAGCGTAAACCTGTGCTGCTGTCCGTTCAGCTTCACCAGAAACGCCTGCATCTCTTGACGGTCATCGCCTGATAAGTTGTTGAACTGAAGACTAGCTCGCCACAAAGAACCCTTGCGCGATGTCGTTTGTATCGCGTTAGTCAGTGGGCTTTGAAACGTCCTTGTGTTAGCAACAAGCTCAAACGTGTTCGTCGTGGGGGTGATGCTAGGGAATGTGAATGTGGTCATACGAACCGCCTCCGACGCATCAGATCTTGAATCGTCATTATAGTCTGTTGGCTAGACTGGGCCATAGCGGATTTAATCTTTTGGTCTACATCAGCGCCTGACCCACGAGCATCGACGTTGTTGATTACGGTAATGCCGCCAGCACCGCCCTTTGTGTGGTCAATGACCGTCTCATTCGGGTGGATCATAGCCATGCGACCACCCTTTCCATCTAAGCCACCAGCCCTCGCCCCTCTACCAGTAAAGCCCCCACCCTCAAAGCTCTGCGACTTGATAGCAGCAACCTGCCCTAGACCGAACCCAACTGTAGCGATGGCAGCCAACTGACCGAAGGGCGGAGGGAATGCCGCCAAGGCTTTTGTCGCCGCCTCATACGTCTGCATCGTTGCTTGTGCTATACGGAACGCCTTGTTAACAGCAAACATCTTTTTGCTGGTCTGCGCAGAAGCAGCTAACTGCTCATCCAAAAAGTTTATCGTGTCTTCTTTGTTCTGCTTCTTTTCTCGGCGCTCTTCAATGCTTCTGTCAATGTTTGCTTGGTTGATGTTAAGGAGAACCGCACCAGCAGCCTCCTCAGCATCTGCCATTTCTTTTGCTAGCCTTCTCTGCTCTCGCATCGCCTTGTTAGCTTCTTTGATGCTTTGCGCAGTTGTATCTTGTGACTCTGCGTATGCCTGATTCACCGCCGTTATTCTTTCAAGAACAATCTGCGCTTCTTCGTTGACAGATATTTGCTCTTTCTCTGCTACTGTCACCTGCTCAATCGCGGCAAGCAAAACGGGTTGCCTTGTGCGCCTGTCAGACCTCAACCTCTCAACTTCGTTTTCAGCCTCTGTGACTTTTCGCTGCGCTTCCGCTTGTGCGGCTAACGCTTCAGCTTGCAACTCAGCATTGCGCCTCATCGCCCTTGCCCTTTCTGTAACCGTCATCGCTGCAAGAGAACCCTGCACCCTGTCAGCAGCCTCTTGCATTTCTTTCAATGCAGTCGTGCCGCCTAGAATAGAAGATATAAATGGCCCCGCTACCGCAGCACCAACGGCTATAAAAGCACCTACAACAGCACCAGCAGGCCCGAATATAGACGCTATCTGGGAACCCTGTTGAGCGAGGACAACAGACGCATCCGTTCCGCTCTTTAGCTGTACAGCAACGTCTTGAATCTGAAAGCCTAACTGCTGAGATGCGCCACGGAATTTACCAAAAGATCCTGTGACAACCTTGGCATTCTTGGCGGTCTTGTTAAGATTTTGGTTAACAGAGTTGAAAGCGGCCTTGGTGTTATCGACCGCCTCTATCGGGATTCTTACCGCTTCATTTGCCATCGTCAGCACCCATCAAGTTGAAGTAGGCCAGCCATTCATTGAACTCTGACATGGGCATCTGCTCGGCCTCTGAAATGCTCATATGTAACCGATCAGCCAAGGTTATTAACGTAAACCTAAACTGATCGGACGCTAGTTTTTTTCGTGTTCCTCAACGCTCTGCACTGACGCGAACATTCTCGCAGCGATGTCGCTAATGACCGCGCTCTCCTCACCCATCAAGTCGTGCTTGTCTTCGGCAGAGGTAAAGATTCGCTCGCCAGACTTATCGCACGCTTTCAGCACAATCAAATCAACCATCGCGCCAAGGGTCATCCCTTCCATGAACTTAGGGTGCTTTTTCTGCATCTCGTTCATGTCAAAACAAGTGAGAGGGTAGCAGTAGAGGGCGAAAGGCTGACCATCTGAATCAGCCCACGCCTCCACTTCGATCTCTCTCGCACTCAGATTTCTTCTGCTTCTCAGTTCTTTAGCTAGTCCCATTTTGGGATGTCCTTATGCTGTGGCCTCTGTAACCGCTCCAGACACTTGCAGAGCGAAACTGCCTTCAACCATACCATCGAAGGATGCGGTCAAAGATTTGCTCGTTAGAATACCACCACCACTGTAGTATTTTTCGCCAGTGCCTGTGCCAGTAGGATACAACTCAAAGATCAGATCCGCTGCTGCGTCCATTACTAGCTGTACAGCGTCTGCGTCATCCCAGTAAACATCCATTGATAGAGTGGCAGTCTTGAGAGAAGAGACATAGGTGCGCGAGGTATCGCCCATCACACTGTCTTCAATCGTGTCTGCCGTTTCGTCCAAGGTGAAACTACGAATCTCACCCATAGCAGCGACACTGCCGCCGCTAACCGCCAATTTGACTACGCCGCTTGAGCCTTTAGTCGTTGCCATGCTTCACCTCTTAGGTTGTGCCTCTTGTGTATTGGTACTCAATTCGCACCGTTATAATCACCCCACCAATAGGGGCAATACTGCCGTCGTCGGTATCAACACTGATGATCTGTGTATCAATCGCATTTCCACCGCGTGACCTATCCTCATCGAGCTTTTCTTCAATCGACTCAATGATATTATTCCTTGCCGTGTCCAAGCCTGTGCCTTTCACATAACACACAAGCTCGTAATCAATCGTCGAAAGCCTCTGTGTAGCGGAACCGCCCACAGTCGAGTCGCCACGGTCTTCGCTTGTTGTTCTCACAAGCACTGCCGGATACTGGGCGTTGCTCAGTTTGTCAAAGTCGAATGGCTCACGAGTGACGAACTTTATAGTCGTCGGAGTGGTCACTGCCTGCAACGCTGTCACCAGATTGGTAGCGATGTTCTCTCTGACACTCATCGCAGAATCTCTTTGCGGAAGAACCTAGCTAGGCGTGACTCTTCCTGATTATTGAATCCCCACCAAGGGCGCTGTCGATCTGTCCAAAACGCCTTCTGAGCGTTGAACTTTCCAGCTAGGTAAATGCTCGCAATTCGCCCACCCTTACTACCTTCCACTTGCACAGACTTAACCATATCTCCCGTAGCATTGAGGTTAACCAAGTTGGGATTGCTCTTGCCGAGACCCAATAAGTTACCCGCTGGCGACCTACGCCTCGGTCTACTACGGAACCTTACATAAGCAGGTGAGTAACGCCTGAAAGGCCCACCAATCCCCACTCCCTTCTTTGTGCGAGTGAGGATAATCTGCTTGCCAAGGCTCGCTGTTTTGTCAATCGAGGGAGAGATTCTGCGCTCAATCTCTTGACGTTTGCGCTCGGTCAACCCCTCGAGGTTTTTCGGCTCAATGGAGATTCGCAGCCCTACACTCATCGCGTTAGTCGCCCATAAGAGACAATGCCGCGCTCGTCATCTTCAATCGTGCCTGAGTTGTCGTCGTCATACTCAACACCGTCAGCAAACACCGCAGTCAGTTCTTCTTGATAACGCTGCTGGTAAAACTGAATCATGTTCAGAAAGCGATCATCTTGTACCCAGTTTGTAAGCTGGGGGAGGGCGAACTTCCACAACACCAGATAGGCATTGCATCGCGTCCACTGAGAATCAGTCAGGTATGCGGGAACCATCTCGCCGGGGATCTGCTTCTTGTACCACCACTCATTTCTGATGGTGCGAGTCAGGTCGGTCTGTGCTTTCGCGTGTTCAGTCGCAAACGATGTGATGCCGAAGTCCAAGATGTCAGGGACAAGGGCTACCAGATCAGAGTCTTGAGAAAATGCCATTACCACTTCACCTTGTCGGCCCAATACGCTGCCGATGCTGTTTTGTCTCTGCGCCCTGCGGCTATCTGCTTGGCAAACCTAGCCTTGAACGCTCTGCGCTTTGCTTTGTCTGCTTCACTCTCACCTTTGCGAGGGGGCTTGTTATCTGCGCCCTGCTGCCCAAAGCGTATCAGACGAACCTTGTCGCCTTCCTTAGCCAATACTGCATGGCTCTTCTCTGGGTGCTTAGGTGTGCGCTTAGGCTTGTTGTAGCCCTCGAACCGCTCGCCTCGGTAAGTTATAGCCAACAGAACCTCCAAAAAGGGACAGCCCCACCCCAAGGAGAGAAGGGGCAGGGCCGTCCAAACGCTTTAGATTGTTGCGTCGAACAACATCTCAACGCCATAGCTGTCATCAAGCTCGCCCACACCATAAATGGCGGTAGCGTTAAGCTCGAAGGCACGCAATGATGCGTCGCGTTGTGCTTCGATCTGGAAGTCGCGCTTCATAGCGATAGCCAAAGCCTCGCGTGAGAAGACAGCGCCTTTCGCGTCACCAGAACCATCCACGGTTACGTTTGCAGACTCGTAAACGTCGATGCCAGCGATGGTGCCAACGTAAGAGTTAACCATAGCCGTGTTCTGCGCGTCACCACCATTGGGGTTAGCGAAGGTATTGGTTAGGTTAGCTTTCAGTTGGTACGCTTGGAAAGGGTTAACAACCGCGAAGATCTCGCCTTGTGCCTTGTTGTTACGCAAGGTAGCAGCAGCCTTGAACAGATCAGCAACAGTGATCTCTTGAGCGGCAGCGCCCAGAGAAGTGCTGAATCCGTCGAACAAAGCGATCAGGTCTGCGTCCATCTTGGTAGCGATAGCGTTACCTAGTACGGTACCCAACTCTTCAGCAGGGTTGCCAGCACCCATTGCAGCCAAGTCAGTCAAAACTACTTGTGCGCCCACCTCACCCACGGAGATTGAGACAGAAGAAGTTGAGACAGTCGTGCTGCTCATATCGGTGCCTTCGGTCAGGTCAGCGGCAGTGATTGCAGGGTACTTAGGCACCTGAATCGTCTTGCCAGCTTCGTCGCCGATGTTGTACATAGTAACGAGGCCCATCATTAGGGACTCTTCTTCAGCAGTGAATCGTGCCTGTGCGATGATATTCGCAAACAGGTCATCAAGGGTTGTGCTCGTTGTAGCAGCCATGATTTATGTCCTATATCAAAAAAAGTGGTTTATTTGTTTGCCTTCTTGTAGGCGCGGAATGCCTCGGCACCGCCGTCCTTCCAATTAGCAACCATGTCAGCCACAGATATAGGCTTCTGCGTGGAGCCACCAGCCATCCCTTGCGTGCCAGCACCTCCTGCGGAGGCTCTGACGAAATGCGGGTTCGCCGTAAGAAAGTCACCCACCAACTCATCAACTGAGAGGGGAGCGGCTTTGTCGTTGTATCTGATCGCTCCGCTATCGTCTAGGACTTCAACCGAACCATCGTCCGATAGTCTTACACGATTCCGCAGCAACTGCGATACCTGCTCAGAATCTACAGCGTTGTGCCTGCTTGCCGCTGACAACAAAGCACCGTCAATCTTGGTGCTTTCTAGTGCCGCTTGCATTGCAGCAATCTGCTGATCCTTCTTTTCGACAGTCTGCTTCAGTACCTGCTCAAACTCGCCTTTTTCCTTTTGGCGTTCAATCTGCGCCTGCTCACGCTCAAGCATGATCTGGCGAGCCTCTTTGATGTCGATACCTTCTAGCTCTTTGTCGTGCTTTCGTTTCTCCCTAGCGACCCGATCAGCAACGATGCGATCAAGCTCCTCTTGGGTGAACGTCTTAGCTTCCTGAGCTATTTCTTGTGCTGGCTCAGTATCAGCACTTTCTTCCATGATTTCATCGCTCATGTGCGAACCTCTTTCGAGTGGGGGCATTATACCAGCTTTACAGGGATGTCAATAGCTGATGGTTACTTTTTAGTCCTCTTGGACTTGTTCATCGTCTTTTTTTTCTTCTTGTTCTTGCTGTGTCCGTAATGGCTCGGCATCTTTCTTGCTCCTCGTTTTTTTAGGTAATGGCAGCAACTCATCCACAATTGCATATAGCTCATCAAAGTCTGGCTTTTCTTCTTCGGGCGCAGCCGCTGCCAGTGGCTCCAGTAGTTGACGAATTGCCGGTGGTATCGGTCGCCTCGCGGTCAGGTTCCTTGCTCGGTCTAGCTCTTTGCTCATGTTATTCCCTCACGATGGGTAGCCATTGATGGCGGCAGTTGTAACCCCCTCTCACGATGAAAGGGTCGCCCGGAGCCTTGCCTGCCCACTCACCCTCCCATATTTTTTCGATCTCGTCGCGGGTATATACCTTATCGACATGGTCACGGCAGAACTGTCGGCTATCGGTTATCAAATCGCCGTAGTACTCGAAACGGTCGATGCCTTGTTCGTTTGCCGTTGTGACAGTTAACGTCGCCGAGTACTGATTGAGCGAATCAGTTGCATACAGTGACGCATAGCGCCTGAGATTATTGCCAAGCCTGTCAGCAGCATAAATTGAATGGAGTCGATCAATCGCCTCCTGTTGTCTGGCTCCAGTTGCTGCTTGAGCCACTTCAACAAGTTGACGAATTTCCTCTTGATCGCTTGCTTGATAGATTCCATTAATACTACCTCTCAAGTCATTTATGAAGTCAGCCTTACCCCTGCCAGTGAGCGTGGCTTGATATACACCATTCGCCAGAGTATCAAGCTGCTGATTAGCTAAAGCCTCAAAGCCTTGAAAAGATAGCCTCTGAAGCCCCGCAATCGCCTCTGGCGGCACTCTCGTGAATGCCCCGTAGGTATTTAGCATTCTGAATTGCTCGTCTGAGACGGCTCTATAATCGCCCAGAATGTCTTGCACTTCAGTCAGGAACTCTTGCTCTATCGAGTTGCGTATCTCCGACCTTGCCGACAACGCCCACTCCACATCAAATAGGTCGCCCTCTGTCGCTGGTGCGTTTTGCACAAACGTAGCCAAACGAGCTTCGAGACGCTGCAATGCGTCTGCGAGTCGGCGCTGATGCTGATCCGCTAACCGCTCCAGAAAGCTGGCATATTCATCGGCTGCTGCCATTACTCAGGCGCTACCGGAAACTGACCAAGAACCTGCGTCGCACCTTCAATCTCAACGTGAGACTGCGCTAGTTTGTCATCATCCAAGACAAGGTCGGCAATCTGCTTGTCTATCTCTTGCGCGAGGGTGACTGATCTCACTCCGCTGGCTTTCATCTGCTGCAAGAACAAAAGCTCTTTGTCGTAGTCACGGATGTCAAACGAGTCAGGATAGAAAACCTCTACATCTGGCGTTACATCCAGCCAGTTGCAGAAGTACGTCCACAGATGCTCTTCGGCTAGTTCTAAAAGGTCAGCCTTCTCTGACAGTTTGGCGTTAAGCATCTGGAATTCAGTCTGCATGGCAATGCCTGACATCGTCTTCGCATCGGTTCCTCGAACAGCGCCCATCTGAGCCATGCGGTTGATTGCTTCCACCTTATCACTGATTGACGCCCGTATGCTGTCGATATTCTGCCCAGACGGTTGCAGCAAGAACGGTGCCATCGTATCTGCCGCTTCATCAGGTACGTTAATCACGGAGCCTGCACCCGCGCTCGCGTCTGTGTCGTAAGTCTTCACAAGTGAGGGATGGTTGCTGATACGGATTAACTGCTCAATCTCAGACAGTTCCGAATAGATTGCCTTCTGCATATACGAGATGTCGGACAAGTCTGATATGCCCACTCCCCTCGTCACACTGCGTTGTGCTGGCAGATAAACGGCTGGGATCTTGCCCAGTGGGTTGTCGATCTCGCTAATCATCTGCTCTTTATCGCCGTCAGACTTCCACTGTTGGATGGTGTCTTTGCGCCAGATTCGGTAGTAACTGATCTTGGTAGTAGCGTTCTCGCGGTCTACAGCCTCACGCAGCTTCAAGTAGGTCAATTCAAACCTACCTGATGGTGTGCGCTCCCACTTCCAATCAAACACATTCTCAGGGGTAAATAGGGACAGATATGGCCTTATCTCTTGTTCTAGCTCTTCCGCTCTGGTTTTCGCGTTGGACTGTGGCTTATCCACAAGAATGTAGACGTGACCATAAACACTCGCCCAGATCTGTGCCTGCTTCATAAAGCTATTCAGGCTTGCGCCATCAAGGTCAGCATCTTTGATTAACGCATCCAAAGCAGGATTGCCTGCCAGCGAGTTAAACACGCGAACAGGGGGAGTGCGCCACAAGAACGAACTGTAGATGTGAACCACATTCCGGCAGTGGTTGTCCACAGGGGTCAGTTGGATGCGTCGTGCATACTCGTTCTCTGACTCGTTGAGATAGCCCGTCAGATAGCTGCCGTTCTGATACTCTTGCCCACCCAAGTACGACCGGATGTAAAACTCCCAGCGCGCCTCGTTAGCGTCGTAATCCGGGTGCTGATATTCGATATTAGATGCCACTAGCTCCACCTCACTGGTTGTTCAACTTCTCGCTGCTTCCTGATTGGGTACAGGTATTCAACCAGATACCCCAGTGCGTCATTCATGTGATCGTAGCCGTCGTCCTTGTTGGGCTGGCTAGTTCCTTCCTTGTACGTCTGTCGCTCAAGCGAAGCGATAGTCTGCTTGCACTTGGGATCAACAAACAAAGCCCTCACCCCAGTTGTGGAGCGGAGCCTGCTGTTGACGCTGTTGATTCTGTCCCTGATTGCCGGATGACTGTTCCGCACCTTCACCGCGAACCCTGCGTTCTGGAGTATCGACAGATCCGTTCTCCCTCCCGCGCTGGTCTTTCTCTGTTTACTTGCTGGGTCAGGGTAGATAGTGATGCGTCTATCCCCGTACCGCTGCTTGATCTCGTCCACCATCTCGTCGGTGTTTGACCCATAAATCACGATCTCATCCATTACTTTGATCTCGTTGCCCTCTCTTACACATACCGCTGCGCTCATGGGGTCGAGGTTAAAGTCCATGCCAATGTGTAAATCGTCTCCAGCATCTAGGACTGGCTGCACGCTCTCCTCTCGGCTAAAAGCGTAGTAAATGATGCCTTGATAGTTAACGAACTTGGCTTGGTACTCTTGGTCGAATGTCCTCTCGTCTAAGTCATTCCGCGCTGCCTCAACCTCAGCTTTATCAACATTACCGCCCTCGATGGTCGTGTACTGGAAGGCTTGCCAGCCCTCCTCGCCATCCGCGCCTC